AATTGACCACCGTCCGAAGTAGCTCCAATACCTGGATTACGTCGTACTTTCAAAGGTCGGTTAACTTGTAAACCGTTATACTTTTCTTTACCATTTTCGATATGCTTATAAAGAGGCATATCATCGTTAAACTGAGAAACAATCGGTCCTGCATAGTAATTCTTTAGAATCCCTAAAGCATTACTAATACTTGCAAATGTATTAGCCATAAAAATTCCTTTTTAAATTATTGTTGGTTCATTATTGCTTGAAGAGCTAAATCTTGCGCTTCTTTGATAGTTCGGGGTTGTCTAGGCGCTTGTCCTGGAATCCCACCACCTGATCGAACATCTGCTCCCTCAGCATTTCTATTCTTTTGCGCAGTAACCTTTGATTTATATATCGAATCAGCAATTTCAGTCATCCGTTTGTTCATCTGACTATAAACTGCTTCATAATCCTGTGGCTCAAGAGTTCCCTTTTTCGCTGCTAAAGATTCTAGGCGAGTCATCGCCATTTCTTCATCAACGTGAGGGTATTTCTTACTCATGTCAGAGAATCTAGCATCTAGCTCCGCAGCCATCGCTTGGCTTTCTCTTTCTTTGAGTGTCCGTCCTAGACTTAAAACCTCATCAAGTTCAGCTCTCGTTTGTGGATCTAATCCACTCGATTGCATTTCTTGTTTTAGTTCTCGTTTCTCTTGATTAGTTAAACCCAATAAATCTAAAGCTGGGGCATACTTATCTCCGTAAATCTCTTTAAACTGAGGGATTAACTCAGGATTACTTTTGATTTTCATTAAATCAGCTAGCAAATTCTCTCCTGAGTACTTTTTATAAGGCTCGTACTCTTCAGAAAGTTTCTTTCGCTCCGCTGCTAATTCCTGCGTCTTTCTTGTATAATCGGATTGTCGAAGTCCATTTTTCTGCCACTCTTTCATGTCAGATATGGAGTATTCTTTTCCGTCTAGCTTCACCTTTTGGGCTGTGCTTAAGTCTAGTATTGCCTGCATTTCATTGCTTGCTCTACTAGTTGCTTCCGCTATCGTCCTAGCTTCAGGAACAACCTGTTCCGGTGTAGCCTCTACTTCTGTACTCTCTAAATCTTGCGCGTCATTTGGTGTTTCGTCAATGTTCATAAATTCCCTATGTGATTAGGTTTGTTTTTTACGTTTCAAAGCTTCAAAAATAGCTCTTTCCCGTAATCCTTTCGGCTCTTTACCTAGTTGTTCCTTATCCATGCCACCAAGCATTTCAGCGATAAGGTCCATATCTTCCGCCTCATCTTCATGCTCAACCATTTCACCCTTAGGTAGTACTTCAAGGTCTTCTTTTTCTGTAGAAATAACCTTACCCTCAGGGGCTAAATCGGTTTTTGTTTCATCTGTCTCATCTGCTTCTGGAGCTTCCTTGATCTCATCTGTTTCAATTTCAATCTTTGGTTTTCTTGCAGCAAGTAACTTTAGTAACATCTCTTTTTTATCTTCCATAATATCCCTTTCATTATCCCATTGGTAACGTGATCTCAGGCTTAGGCGGTAATGGTGGAGGTGGCGCCAAAGGAGGCTCTGCCATAGCATTACTTAGCTCTAATTCGAATTGTAGATGCTCATCTATTACCGCTTGTATTAATGCTGCTTGTGTCGGACTTAAATCGTCGGTCTTTTCTTTTCGGTAACGATTAAGTTCTCTTATCCAAAATGCATGGTTATCAAGTTTGTGTACCTGAGGTAATTCACCCGCTTCAATCTTCTTAAGTCCAAGCATAAATTGGAATTCGTCAAGAGATTGATCTTTCCACATTTGACCGACTTCGCCAAACTCAAGATAGTTTAATACTTGTTCACGGACTTTAGGGTCGGCTGGATCTCCAAGTAAACCTTGTTGAAATGCATTTAATATTTCTTGGCGTCTTAATACTTTAGAGCCTGGCAATGTTGATCCACGAATAACAATTACGTCATTATTCCCTCTGATCATATCGCCCGTTACTTCTTTTACTAAATAACTTTGATTCTTGCCTGCGATTTTAAGCTTCCTAGGCATGGTGTAATACTTCTCAACATATTTAAGTATTAAACTACCAATGCGAGCGTATGATCTCTCGTGTTGCTCAACCATGACACCTATTCTTGAATCATCTTGCTCAACTAGTATTTGCATACCAAGTGCTGGAATAGATGCACTAGGGATAGTGCCTCGAGATACTTCGGAAATACCCGAGATATAATTAATCATCGTATCTAGACGCTCTTCCTCGTTGTACGCGTATTGAGGAATATTAGGCATCGGTAATGGTGTAGGCATACCTCCATTTGGTGCGTTAGGTACTGGATCATAATACACAACTTCACCTGATTGATCATTTAATGATTCTTGCGCAAGCCCTGAACCTCTCGCTGCAATCATCTTTCCTGAAAGTAATCTATTTGTCCAAGTGCTACGTTTACGAATTGTTTCATCGTACTGGTCTTGTATTGGCCTAATATGAGTAGTTACTGCTTCCGAGTAATACTTTCCACCCACCATAATATCATCGAACTTAGCAAAAGGAATTTCACCAACGGGTAAGGGTTTATCTTCTAACAAAATGCCGTTTGCACAAATAATCATTCGACCATTTGGATAGTCTTTTGATCGTCTTTCATACTTAACAAGCTCAATAGCGCAATTCTTCATTGATTGTGCCATACCGCTATTAGATGGACCTCTTTGATTAATAGATTTAATTCTATCCTCATACTGAAGCGACAATAACCAAGCATCTTCTTGTTTTACTTTTGCACCTTTTTCACCAAAACGTAGCTTGAAGTAATCAAGTTTTCTAACTGTCGCTTGAATAATGTCTGATGCATCTTCTAATGTTTTAGCTAATGGGTCAGGAAATATTTCAAATGCTGATACAACATCAACCTTTATATCACCCTCGTAATCTAACTCCTGAGTTTCAGGGTTGATCATTTCATTACCTAGTGATGGATCCCAAGATACTTTCATGTAGGCATGGCCACATTGTTGAACCCACATCATGAGACCTAGTCGCTTCTCATCGATAGATTGTTTATCCCATACCCATTTAAGTATTTCTAAACCTAATCTCGCTGCTTCTTTATCTTCAGTGTCGTTACTTTCAGGCCTTACGTCATAACGTGGTGGATTTTTACAAAGCTTTGCTTGTCGATTCTGTAACGTAGGTAAAATCTTATTAACTTTAATCGGTAAAGATGATGAACGAGAATTTACACGGTTAACAGGCTGGAATTGCCGCATGGTGGAATTATAGGTTAATCCATTAAACCCTAAGATGCTTGCAATGTTAGTCATCCAGATTGCTTCATGAGCAATACGAGATGCTTGTGATCTACGCTCCTCAACTAAAGAACGAACATGACCACAAATTTTCTCTTCGTCGATCTCTTTCATTGTAGCGTCTACCGCTTCTTTAGTCTCAAAACCGTCCATGATTTACCTACCTAATTAATCCGTTTAATACATCTGCTTGCTTTTGGAGTTCTTCGTCGAACTCTTTATCTAGTTGATTCTCTTTAGCTAATCCTACCTTAGAGATCTCAAGATGGTCTACTGCATGAGAGTATTCTGTGAAATTTCGTGACATTATTTTATTAATTAATCTTTGTGTAGTTATTTGAAAGAGTACTTCTCTCAATACAAAAACAATCAACAAAGTAATGAGTGCAAGCTCGGTCATGTTCTACCCTCAAACATCGCTTCCTTTGCTCCATGCATGAGTCTATTTAAATCAGCGTCTAATGCGTTTTGAATAGATACCGCTTTGCCGTACTCACAAACTTTAACACCTCGGTAAATGAAGTAAGGAAGAGCACCCATTCCCTTACGATTGTAATGTGCAACAATCTCAGGGGATGTTTCTACCCAATCATCACCATTAATTAATGCATCATCAATCTTTTGCATAAACATCATCGTGGTTTCGCGTTCTTCTTTATTTACAGCTTCTAATTGTGGTTTTGCTTCGGCTTTTGCCATTTTAGTCGTCTCCTTGTTGTTGACGTTTTACCATTTGTTGAATCACCCACCGCTCATAATCCTTGTCGTGCGGTGAACTTGGTTGCCTAATATCCTTTGGCTCCGCTTGAGGTGGGCTTACTACCTCTAAGTTCGAAGCAAGCGCGTCGGATAAATCATCGAAACTCCCTCTTGGGAATGTTAATAATTCTTCACAAAGATCTTGGCAATTGTCATTAAGAAACATTCTTCCCCATTCAAACATAGGAACAAGCCCTTGAATTCTAGCTTGTTTACTCTGCCTAGTTCTAGTGATTCCTTTTACAGGTAAAAGCTTACCACGCTTCCTCATTTGTTCATCGAGTATATATAAAAGCGCTTCTTGGTACGCTACAACTTCAAGTCCGATACACTTACAGTTAAACTGCATCTGTATCTCAAACAGTTTATCAACTATCTGAGAGGGAGTAAGCCGATACCTATTCGCCACTCTCACATACCAATTATTTTCAGGGTCTACTGACACCACCACAATCGCAGTATAATCATTATGGTCTTTCTGCCCGATAGCTGGATCAACAAACGCAAACTCATGCGTAATCTTTGGTAATACTGTCCAATTCTTAAACCACTCTTGCCGAAACTTTCTCTCTTCATCTGGTACAATTATATTTAAGTACTGATTAGCAAAAAGATAACTACCCATGATGCGTCTCTTTTGTTCGAGAACGTGCATTGGTAGCTTTTCAGGAAAGAAAAGAGAGCCATCATCTCTGATAGCTTTCTCGTATGTTATTGCCCAATCACCTATGATTGTTGAACCAAAGAACATTACTTTTTAAATA